GCTTGCAACAAATAAATAAGTCCTTTATCCGGACCAATTTGCCCCAGGTATCCCACAGTGAATGTCTTAGGATATCTTTTTGAAGGACGCATCAATTCACAGCCGTGAGGGACGACTGTTATTTTGCTGCATCCAAATCCTTCCATAACAGACTTGCTGTGATAAGATGGGCAAATTACACGATCTGCAACACGATAAGAGAAAAGGTATTTTTCAAATAATTCAGGATTAGTTATGTGGGGCAAATTATATTGAAAACCGTTTTTTTCATGTTCTTCTTTACTTAATTTAACATCATGAGCAGCAGCCGTATAAGTAATTTTTATTCCTGCGTCTTTTAATTTTTTTGCTAATTTTGGAAAAGTGCCAGAATAAAAATGAGCTAATTTAATTTTGCTCAAATCAAAATCTGGAATTACATTTTCTGTAGCAAATGGATCTGCAGTAGGTGGCGGGTTAATTACTGTAACTTGACCCATTTCTACCAGGGCATCAAGTTCATTTTTTGTAACTAAACCGCCGCCAGTTTCTACGCCGATTCTATCTGCTGTGATGAATAGAAACATTACCACCCGCCCGTTTCGACTGCTTCTTCGCAAAGCTTCTCATACTGCCAAATCATATTTGCATAACTGAATTGAGCAGCCCACTCTCTGCAATGGGATGCCTTCAGAGATGATACGGCATTAGATTTAATCAACTCATCGATTTCTTGCTCACTATTTACTAGGAATCCTGTGTCACCATGCTTAACAGTTTCCCGCATGGCTCCATTATCCCAGGCAATTACTGGCATTCCACACAGTTGCGCCTCTACAGGAGCAAGTCCGAAAGGCTCTCTAAATATCTTGTTAGGATGCAGAAGAGCCTTATTATTATTAAACCAAGACGCACATTCGGTTCTATTTTGTGGTCCGATATATCTTAGTCTTGGATTGATAGCACAGGCAGACTTAAGTTCCAAAGCCAATTGCGGTTCATTGGTAAACTTATCGTCTCCTACCATATCAAGTCCTACGCCAGTTCTTATTGCAGAATTAACTGCAATTTGTGGACCCTTGATTGTGCTCATTCTGGCCAAGAACAAATACCTGTCGTTTCGCTTTTTATTTTCATCTTTATAAAAATCGATATCGACACCATTATAAGCAACCCTAGCATCTCTCTTTAAATGCTCCTTGCAACCTTGTGCCTGATCCTTGCTAATGCAAACAAAAGACGGCTTGTCGATGGGCGGAGCAGAGTTATACATCGTATGTACTGGTGCGTGGAGAACACCCAGAACAGGAGCCTTGAGAACTCCTTCGACTTTAAGCATATAGCTCCACTTTTCCCAACTATGATCAATAATTACATCAAAGTTGGGGAGTTTGTCCCAATAACCGCTGTATGCTTGCTTCTCTGGCTCACCAAGAGTGGTGCCATGTAAAATAGCATCGGTTTTGGATTCTTTAGGGGCAACCAACATTACCTGGTGTCCCTTGGCACGCAAACCATTTGCACATAGCCAACTAACCATCTCTAAGCCAGCATAGCCAGAAGGAGGACAAGGAATAACAGTTGTAGAAATTACACAGATCTTCATTATAGTTTAAGCTCCAAAGGTTTGAGTTGACCGCCAAAACTTTCCGATAGACCAACATGGCGGCATTTTACGCTGGTATCACAGAATACTTTCATACCATTTTTTCTAAGGTGACGAATGTAGGTAAAGTCTTCGCTTGTTCTTTCATTTGCAGGAAGATCTGGCTTGTCACATCTCCATTCAAACCATCTGCAATCCTTGCTAACTGGAGGTACGTTTTGCAAAGTATCTCTGTGAATTAACAGACAGCCAGAACCTACTAAGTCACATTCGACCAAACTGTTATCTTGATAAGATGTTATCCAATCATATCCAGACTTATCTTCTTTTTCCTTAAGCATGACTGGTACTAGCGGTGAAGCTCTGCGATAGTACAAGCCACTTACAATAGGAAGTTTGTGGGCCATTAACCTGTAAATTGTGTCTGGCGGCACTAAAAGATCGTCGTCTAAAAAGAACAACCATTCCCAGCCTAATTCCAAAACTTTTTGACAACCAGTATTTCTAGCATGGTCAAAAGGCATACCTGATACGAAGGTGTAAGTGCCTGGAATCTGGAGATTCCTGAAATTCATTGCCCATGTAGTTGTTACTAATTCTCTTGTTAGAGTACATACTAAAACTCTATTTTGATTTACTAATTCCCATGATCCAGCCATTTATAAACCTTTTCTATAAGAGATTATAGCATAAAATAGTACAGACGGAATAATTATAGTCAAACAAAAAATAATATGCAAAATACATCTAAATATTTTGTGGTTCCATTAACTTTTTAAAAAAAAGTTATCGGTTTGCGTTATTTTTTTATAGATACTTTTAGTGTAATTACTAAATTATTGTAATTAAAATTAGGAGAAAAAATGTCGGATTTAAATCAGTGGCAAGCTGCTCAGAATATAAAAATAGTTGGACAAAGCGGAGCAGCCGTAGTCACCGACGTAATATCTGGCAATCCTCAAGGTCTTGTAGTCAGAAATATCCCGACTAGCGGATATATCCAAGCAGTAGCTGAAACGCCTGAATCCGCTGAATTTTATGCACCCACTTCTTACAATTCATCGGACTATGAAAGTTTTGGAGTAGCTAAAACATCTCCAGGTAATCTTTTTGGGTTTTGCGGTTACAACGCAAATGACCAATTTACATTTCTTCAGGTACACAACACAGATGTTGTTCCTCAAAGCGGTGATAGTCCGACAGTGATTTTATCTTGTCCTCCTTGTAACAACTTTTTTTGGGATGGTGGTAAATTTGGTATTTACTTTAGTAGTGGCATAACTTGGACTGCCAGTATGACCGGGAATATTTATACGCCACAAACCGTATATAGTGGTAGTGTTTGGGTGAATGTTTTTTATAAATAATAGGATATAAAAATGGCAGTAACCTCAATGAATTGCGGCTTTCAGATAATCCTATCAAGCGGATCTATACAGTCCGGTATGATAGGCAATGCCGCCGTAAATAGCGGAAATATCGCCTCGGGTCAAATCGGTGCTGATCACCTAGCAAGTGGTCTATTAGGTGCTCTATCTCTTTCTTCTGGTATTGTAACAAGCGGATATATTGGCAATGCAGCGGTACTCAGCGGCAATATAGGTTCTGGTCAAATAGGCGGTTTCCATGTTCAAAGCGGTTTTATCTACCCAGGTGCAAATGTAACAATAACCGTTGACAGCAATAATAATTACCAAATCAACGCCACCGTTAGCGGTGGTGTTGCTGTTAATCCCCTAACTTTTGCAAGTGGTTTAGCTTTAAATAGCGGTTCCTTCTTTGATGGCTCTGTTTCTATGGTTGCCGGAATTGCTTCTGGCGGCATCGTCAGCAATATGATTGCAAGTGGAGCAGTCACTACCAATTCAATTGCCAGCGGTTCAGTCACGCTGGATTCATTGGCAAGTGGTGTTCAAGCTTCTTTTGTAATAGGCTCTGGCAGTGTTGGCAGCGGAGCTTTGGCACCTTCCAGCGTCACAAGTGGAGATATCGCTTCAGGAGCGGTCTCGTCTTTTGATATCGTAAGCGGTTTAGTATACGCTGGTGCAAACGTTGTTGTTACCCTGGATGCCAACAATAATTACCAGGTCAGCGCTACTCCTAGTGGCAGTTTGTCTGTATTGCCTTTAACAGTAGGTAGCGGTCTAAGACTGGCTAGCGGCACTTTCTACGATGGCTCTGTGCCCATGGCAATTGGACTTTCAAGCGGTGGAGTACAAAGCGGAACTATTGGAAATAATGCAGTAGTTAGTGGCAGTATCGCTTCTGGCCAAATTACTACAGATCATTTTGCTAGCGGTGTGCTTCAATCTTTCTTCTTGACATCTGGCGATGTAACAAGCGGATTTATTGGAAATGCTGCTGTAGTAAGTGGTTCTATTGCTAGCGGTGAAATAGGATATGTACATTTAAATAGTGGATTTGTTTTTAATGCAGATTTAATAGTGAATCTAAATAGTGGCAAAACTTTTGGAAGATATGACAATGGAGACCTTGTACCTTGCTCCGGATTATCTGCATTACAGGTAATTCAAATGGCTTTGTCGGAACCTCTCCCGCCTTTGGCAAGTGGTTATAGTGCAACTGTTATTCCATTTAATGACACATCTATAAGCAATAATCTTTTCTTCAATTATCAAGTAGTTGTATCTGGTGTTACAGTTTCAACATGTGATTTAAGTTGGAGAAGAAATAATACTGGAGCTTGGACTAGTCTTACAACAAGTACAGCTAATCCTTTGAATTATACTCATACAACTGTAAATTCTGCCTTTAACACTGATCCATTTAATTATCGATATACAGTAACGGACAACGCTGCTAATTCGACCAGTGTTTATGTGGATTTAACACCACAAAATTATGTTGCACCCACTATGACCTTATCTGTCGTATCTCCATCCAAATATGGTCCAGAAACAAATCTTGAAAGAGAAACAGGAAATACAGGTAGCAACGTAAGTGGAACCATTGTTAGAAATAGCAGCGAAGTTAATCTTCAAACAGTTGTTTTACAATATTTGATGAGTGGTAGTTGGATAGACGCAACAGTAGCTATCAATGTCAGTGGCCAAACAACATTTAGTACTCCAGACACATTTATAAATGATGCGGTTGGTTTGGCGCAAGCTAGCGGCACTGCCTACCGCATGTTTTATACCGATGTTTACACTTCTGGAAATTCAACTCCAGTGAATGTGATTTTCCACGACATGATTTGGTATGGACCATCTGCAAACGCACCACTAGTTTCAGCAGATGTAAGATCTTTGTCTGGAGCAATATTTGTAACCGGTGCCAATCCTTTTGATATGAACACCGGAACTACTGATGATCATTTTAGCGTAGCTATGCCAAGTGGCAAGACTCTTGCTTTGGCATTAGACATGACTGCCGGTAGTGCAGATATAACAACCAACTTTACCAACAACCCATTTAATGTAAACAATGCGGCTGGAGTACCTATTGCATACAATGTATACACTATGACGAATGCTATACCGTATGCAAACAATCACATTCTAGAGATTACGAGAGTTTGATAAGGAAAAATTATGTCAGTACCAAACCCCGGATTACAGTTACCATATGGAATTCAGCCAGTCAACCCTGTGCCGGTTGACTCATGGTCTGGTCCATATACAGCCGCATCTTTAGTTGCTGCAGTAGCCGCTGCTAATGCAGCAATTCCTGCAGCAGTCCGTTTTCAATCTTTACAAGTAAGATTTATAGTAGGTGGCACATCCTACATTTACTGGTATAGAGACGGCGTTTTAGATACGGACCTGGTTCCATATGATGCTGCTATAATTACTTCCGGTGAAGTTACAAGCGGAATGTTGGGCGACGGTGCCGTAGTCAGCGGTTCAATAGCTTCTGGTCAAGTAGGACAATTTCATTTAAGCAGTGGCGCTGTAAACTCTGGACAGTTAGGCGATGGCTCTGTTGTTAGCGGTTCATTGGCTTCTGGGCAGATTGGACAGTTCCACCTAAGCAGTGGAGCAGTTAACAGTGGTCAAATTGGCGATAACGCAGTCACAAGCGGAAACATTGGCTCTGGTCAAATCGGAGCCATGCACATCGCTTCGGGTGTAATTAATAGCGAACTAATTGCTTCGGGGGCAGTGGGCCCAGAAGAAATTGCAGACAATGCAATCGTAAGTGGAAAATTGGCCAGCGGCGTTGTAGCTTGGTTTAATCTTTCTAGTGGTGCAGTACTCAGCGGTAATATTGGTGATGCTTCTGTTAACTCTGGCAACATAGCTTCTGGGGCAATCAATACTTTCAACCTCAGCAGTGGAGTTGTTGGTAGCGGGCATATAGGAGATGGCTCAGTCTTAAGTGGTTCGATTGCATCTGGCCAGGTTGGTCAATTCCACTTAAGTAGTGGAGCAGTTAACAGCGGTCAAATTGGAAATGACGCTGTAGTCAGCGGTTCAATCGCTTCTGGCCAAATTAGTGCCTACCACCTTGCATCTGGTGTTATCAACGCAGAATTAATTGGTTCTGGCGCAGTCGGATCTGAAGAGTTAGGTGATAACGCAGTAATTAGTGGAAAAATTGCTAGTGGCGTAATTTCCTGGGTTAACATGTCAAGTGGTGCTATTTTAAGCGGCACCTTAGGTAATGATTCAGTAGTAAGCGGAAGCATCGCTTCGGGCCAAATCGGTCCTGAACACCTCGCTTCTGGTATGAATGAACTTTTCACTATTACATCTGGTGAAATTGTAAGTGGACTGTTAGGCAACAACGCAGTTAATAGTGGAAATATTGCTTCGGGACAAATAGGTCAATTCCATCTTGCAAGTGGCGCAGTTTCCTCTGGACATCTTGGAGACAATTCTGTTGTAAGCGGTTCCATCGCTTCTGGCCAAGTCTCAAGATTTGCTCTTAGTAGTGGTGCAGTAAATTCAGGTAATCTTGCCGATCAATCGGTCGCTTCTGGAACTATAGCTTCGGGAGTAGTTGGTTCAGTCCACATTATGTCGGGCGGAATTCAAGGTTTCAATATCGCCGCAAATACAGTTACAAATGAAAATATAGTAAATGATACAATTGCTTTTAACGGAACAACTGTATCTTTAGGCGGTTCTTATACTCTAGGAACTTTACAAACAACAAGCGGTTTACTTACACAATTTTATAATGGCTCTAGTGGCGCACTAGTCGGCATCGCATCTGGTGGTATCGTCGCTCAGATGATCGGCTCTGGGGCAATCGTAAGCGGTGCTCTAGCATCAGGCGCAATCTACAGCGATAGCATCGCTAGCGGAACAATTACAAGCGGTAAATTAGCTGATGGCGCTGTTACAACAAATACAATTGCCAGCGGAGCAATCAATACATTTGGTCTATCAAGCGGTGCAGTCAATAGTGGACAACTTGGAAATAATTCTGTTGTTAGCGGCAATATTGCATCTGGCCAAATTAGCACATTCGATATTTCCAGCGGCGCAATAAATAGCGGACAACTAGGAAATAATTCCGTTACAAGCGGAAACATTGGCTC